TATGATCACAGTGGTCAAAAGGAATGGGAATCGTGTTCCCTTAGATATTAGTAAAATACAGAGACAAGTAGCGAACGCATGTAGGGGAATTGATGGGGTTAGCCCTAGCATGATTGAAATTAAGGCCCAAATAGAACTCCATGACGGTATGACTACTAAAACCATCGACGAGCTATTGCTCAAGGCTATGGTTAACTTGATTGACGAAACAGAAAATCCTGAGATTAATAACGTAAATTATCAATACGTTGCAGGTAGACAAAAAACTTCAATGCTGAGAAAAGAAGTTTACGGTGATTATCACCCTCCTAAGCTATATTCTATAATTAAGAAAAATGTAGAATTAGGGATGTATACGCCCGAACTACTTGATTGGTATAGTGAAGAAGACTGGAATACCATAGAATATTTCATCGATCACGACAAAGATGAAAACTATACCTATGCTGCTATTGCACAATTATCCGAGAAGTATCTAGTTCAAAATCGTGCTACCGGACAAATATATGAAACACCTCAAGTAAGATATGCTGTGGCCGCTGCAACAGCATTTCATGCAGAACCAAAAGATAAAAGGTTAAAGTATGTAAAGGACTACTATGAGTGCGCATCAGATGGCCATTTTACTCTTGCCACTCCTGTGCTTGCTGGTCTTGGCACTACTACTAAACAGTTTAGTAGTTGCGTTCTTATCAGTAGTGACGATACCCTTGATAGCATATTTGCTGCTGGAGAAATGATGGCCAAGTATGCCAGTAAACGTGCTGGCATTGGTTTGGAGATTGGTCGTATCAGACCACTCGGTGCCCCCATTCGCAATGGTGAAATCAAACACACAGGAATGATTCCTTTTTTGAAAAAATGGTATTCAGATCTTAGGTCTTGCAGCCAAGGTGGTATTCGTAATGCAAGTTGCACCGTGACATTTCCAATCTGGCATTATCAGTTTGAAGATCTTATTGTATTAAAGAATAATCAAGGAACAGAAGAAACTCGTGTTCGCCAAATGGACTATAGCGTGGTTATAGGTGCTATGTTTTGGCGTAGGTATAAAAACAAAGAAATGATCACTTTGTTCGATCCTCATGAAGTTCCTGATCTATACGAAGCATTCTATCGTAATACTAAAGAGTTTGAAAGGCTTTATCTACGCTATGAGCAAGATAAAACAAAAAAGAAAAAAGTATTGTCAGCGGATGAAATATTCAAAAATGGCATTCTTAAAGAGAGAACTGACACTGGTAGAATATACCTTGTCAATATTGACAACGTCATCCAACAAGGTTCCTTTGATACAAGCACTGATCCCATTTATCAATCAAATCTATGCCAAGAGATACTTCTACCCACGAAGCCTTTCCAGAGAATTGAAGATCCTGAAGGACGAATTGCTCTTTGCACACTTGGGTCGATTAACTGGGGTGCGTTCCGCAATCCGCAAGATATGCGAAAGGCCTGTAGGGTATTGGTTCGCTCATTGAGTAACCTACTTAATTATCAAGACTTTTTATCTGTTCAAAGCAAATTAGCTAACAATGATTTTGAACCATTAGGAGTAGGTATTACTAATCTTGCGTATTGGCATGCTCGTAAAGGATTAAAATATGGGGAAAAGGAAAGTCTTGCCGAAGTAAAACGTTGGATGGAACATCAGGCCTTTTATCTTACAGAAACCAGTGTTGAACTAGCACAAGAACGTGGCGCATGTAATCGTTCGTCTTTTACCTACTATGGTAAAGGTGTATTTCCTTGGGAGAGAAGAAACAGCGGTGTTGATACATTAACTGATTTTACTCCAAGTCTAGATTGGGAACCTCTACGTGAACGTATGAAAAAGTATGGTATTAGAAACGGCACACTAATGGCTGTAGCCCCTGTAGAATCAAGCTCAGTGGTTTTAAATTCTACCAACGGTATTGAAATGCCAATGGAACTGATTAGTGTTAAAGAATCTAAAGCAGGATCGTTTGTTCAGGTCGTTCCGGAATACAAACGATTAAAAAACAAATACGAGTTAATGTGGGATCAAAAAGATTGTGTAGGATATCTTAAAACTGCCGCTGTTCTAGCTGCCTACATCGACCAAAGCCTTAGCACCAATACATTTTATAATCCTGCTTATTTTCAAGGTGGCAAGGTTCCTGGAACCTTAATTGCTAAGAATCTAATGCTAGCTTATAAATGGGGTATTAAAACCATTTACTATAGCTTGATCAACAAAATCGGTGCAAAGTCTGAAGTTACTACAGCGACAATTAAGACTATTGAAAATATTGAATTAGATGAAGCCGACTGCGAGGCTTGTGTTTTATGAGTGACACTAGTAAAAAAGATCAAGTAGTAAAATGGTTAGCCTACTACGGTGTTCATGATTACATAGAAATTGAAGATGAAGCTGTTCCTTTTCTTTTAGGACAGCTAATGCAACCTGATGTTTCTAGAGTAAGGATTGATAGCGAAGGTGGTCTAGTGATTGAATTTGATGATGACCAATATGGAGAGACAGATTATGAGTAAATTGCAATATGATATTTCGAAACAGACAAATTATCTAAAAAGAAAAATGTTTTTAGATCCAGAAGGACCTGTTACAGTGCAGAGATTTGAAGAAGTCAAATATCAAAAAATTCAAAAATTCGAAGAGCTGGCTCGAGGATTCTTTTGGGTTCCTGAAGAAATTACTCTTACAAAAGATAAAATTGACTTTAAAGAGGCTAGTGATGCTGTTAGACATATTTTTACAAGTAATCTTCTACGTCAAACTGCTTTAGATAGCATCCAGGGTCGTGCTCCTAGTCAAATTTTTGCTCCAGTAGTTAGTATTCCTGAATTAGAAGCACTTATTAATAATTGGAGTTTCTTTGAAACTAATATTCATAGTAAAAGCTACAGTCATATTATACGAAATGTATACGGTGTTCCTAAAGATGCGTTTAACACAATACATGATACTAAAGAAATTGTAGACATGGCATCTAGTGTAGGTGAATACTATGACAAACTGCACAGCCTAAACAGTATCAAAGAAGTTAACCCCGAGCTTGTTAGCGAGAAAGAACATGTTAAGGCAATTTGGTTGGCGCTGCATGCCAGTTATGCACTAGAAGCACTAAGGTTCATGGTCAGTTTTGCCACTAGCCTGGCCATGGTCGAAAATAGAATCTTTATTGGTAATGGGAATATTATTAGCCTAATTCTCCAAGATGAGTTGCTACATGCAGAGTGGACTGCGTGGATCATTAACCAAGTTCAGAAAGAAGACTCACGATTTGCAGAAATCGTAGATTCTACCAGAGAAGAAGTCTATAGTATGTATGTGTCAGTAATAAAAGAAGAAAAGACATGGGCAGACTATTTGTTCAGCAAAGGAGTGGTTATTGGCCTTAATCCACAAATATTAAAAGATTTCGTAGACTATACTGCATTTGAAAGATTAAAAGAAATAGGTATCAGATATAAAGAGGATCATCCTAAATCCAATCCTATTCCTTGGTTTAACAAACACGTTAACATCAATAAAAAGCAGACTGCTTTACAGGAAAATGAAAGCACTAATTATGTCATTGGTGTAATGAGTGATCATGTTGAGCATGAACTATTGCCAGAGATATAGGATATTATATGGCCAAAATACATGAGGAAATTGTGATATTAAGATTAAGTAAATTAATAAAAAATGACGAAGAGGACACTACCTCTTTTCTAAACAAAGATTTTAACGCTAATCTAGAAGATATTGTGCAAGAATTAGTAGGAGAATCTATCTTAGTGGAAATTGAAAGGAAAGAAAAATGAAAGCCATAGTTTGGAGCAAATATCACTGTCCGTATTGTGATCAGGCCAAATCTTTACTCAAACAAAAAGGAATCCAATTCGAAGAAAGAAAAATCGGTGATGGATGGACCAAGGAAGAATTACTAGAAGCAGTTCCTACGGCGAGAACAGTTCCACAAATTTTTCTGGATGATCAATTAATAGGTGGATTTACTGAATTGAAGGACTATCTAAAAGAGGTAGCGAATGGATAAAGAGTTTTCTATTTCAGCGGATAGTGATCATATGGCTAGTCAGATTTCCGCATTAGATACTGAACAAATTTCTACATTAGAAATTAAGGATCTTGCCGATCTCAACCTAGATACTATCAGCATAGATACATCTATAAACAATTATGGAACTGGTTTATCGGGAGCAGGTCAATATGCGGCTGCTGGTAATTATGTCCTCAGCACTAACGGAACTAATCCCGCCTGGAATAGTCTTAATTGGCCATCAATCACAAGTGGTGGATCTACAATAGACAATTCACTGTCAGTAAAAGGTAATGCAGAGTTTGACGGTGATGTAAAAATTCAAGGACACAGTATTCTACACCTGCTTAAAAAAATTGAAGATAGATTGGCGGTACTACAAGAACCGACTCCAGAAAAACTTGAAAAATTCGCAGCCTTGAAAAAAGCCTACGATCATTACAAAACTTTAGAAAGGCTCATAGGTGAAGAATAATTATGTTAATTAATAAATCATTCAATCCAGGTGATGTTGTAAGCATAAAACTGATTAATGGCGATGAAATTATTGCTAGGTATGAAAGTGAAAATGCAGAAGAAGTAGTAATTAATAGACCACTGGCCCTAACAATGGGCGGAGGTAGTTTGGGAATGATTCCTTGGATGTTCTTAAGTAATAAACAAGAATACACATTAAAAAAGAATCATTACTTTGTTATGGTTCCTACTAAGCCTGAAGCAGCCAAGCAATATATGCAAGGAACAACAGGGATTGCATTAGGATAACAATATGCCCTATATTCCAGGTAACGGTAGAATACAAGATGTTTTTAAGAGTAATGATGTCTATATCAATAATGTGCCAGTCGCATTATGGTTGAAAGCAGGAACTAGCTCAGGATTTGCCAATCTAGATGTAGATGGCGCTAGTGCCTTAGTTGACCCTGCTGTTGTTACTGTTACCAAAGGTAATACAGATAGTTTACTTGCCCAACAACAAAGTAACCCCTCGGGACCAAATAGTTTTTACAATGGTAATGCATCAGCTGATGGGGTGAAAGGAAACTATAGCCCTGCTGAGGACGGTGTTGATGTAACCCCGGGAACTGGAACAACAGGCACCATTAGCACATCTACTAGCACAATAGGAGCATCTGGACTAGTGCAATTGCTAACCAATGTGTTAGGAGAAGCTAATCGTGGTCTTTGGAGAGAAACAGGGCAAGGCGGTGCAGCTAGTAATCCAAACATAACAGGAATATGGTCAAAGTTAGGATTTGGAACAGCAAGTCCCTGGAATACAGATCAAACTGCTTGGTGTATGGGCTTTGTTAATTTTTGTCTTATGTCATCTGGAAATAAATTTGTAAAAACTGCTTCAGCTGCCGCTATTACTCAAAATCCTGCAGCCTGGGGGGCGGTAAGTGTTCCTAAAGATCAGGCACAACCTGGGGATATTGCTTTTTGGAGTTATAGGCATGTAAACTTTGTTTACACAGCTAATAATGGTAAGTATACTTTCGTAGGTGGCAATCAAAGTCCAGCTACCAAAACTAATAATCCAAACGACGGTGATGTTACTAAAAGTTATCCAAATGGAGCCCCTGCTAGCACTCCTACATGGGTAGGATGTTATCGAATTCAAAACTTAAAATAATGTGGCATCTAAGCTACAGCATTGACACAACCGTAGAGATTTAGTATACTACAAGTATTGTAAATTAACTAGGAGATGCTATGTATAAGTATGCGATTTGGGCTCGTATTAATGCTTTCCAAACTGTGAACACATTTGTTTGGGCTAACAATGACTATGAAGCTAAAATGATTGCTGAAGCACAATTTGGTGTAGGCAATGTGTTAAATTATTCTCAAGTTTCTGAATAACCTTTTTTAGGATTTACCATGTCAATGCACCTAGAAGGGCCGTGGCTATCTACTACTGGTCGTCGTAAAGGTAAGTTTAAATGGCGTTCAGCAGAAGATAAACGTAGACACGATGATCTTGAAAAAGATTGGCAAGACTTAAAAAGTCGTTATCAAATTGAGCACGAAGAGTCTAAGCGTAAAAAAGGTCTCCAGTCTGCTTCTTTTGTTTATTCGTTGAAGCCTCCCCCTGGTAGAGCAACTACTGATCATATTAGAAGCTTAGATAGTGGATTAGGTAATGCTTCGAAAAAAGCACCTCCTGTATATACAGGTGACAAAATTGTAGGCATAGGAACTATGCATAAGAGCAATGCGGTGCCTATATTTAGTGACGCACAGGCTAAAGAAATCTCTACTATGCGTAGATAATCTGCTCAAACTAGGCTAATAAATATCTCTATGAGTAAATTCAATGAGATACTATTAGCCTACTTGGCCTTGTTAAGCGGACTGGCAATTTCCGCTGTTGCTGTTTATTATTCGGTTGTTGGATTAACTGCCATTTTTGCTGCCGCGGCTATTCCCATTATCATTATGGGTGTGGCTTTAGAAATAGGTAAACTAGTTGCTACAGTTTGGCTAAAGCAGAATTGGTCTATATGTCCTAAACCTGTTAAAATATACTTAATTTCTGCTATCATACTATTGATGGTCATTACCAGTATGGGCATATTTGGATTTTTGTCTAAAGCCCATAGTGACCAAAGCCTAGTGGGCGGAGAAGTTCTAAGTCAGTTAGCTATATATGATGAAAAAATTAAAACTACCAAAGAGAGTATTGAAACCAAGCGCCGCGAACTTAAACAAATGGACGATGCAGTGGACCAAGTTATGGCACGA